ATGGCTAATCCAAACCCTGTAATGAAATTTTCCTCTGAGTACCAGCCTGCTGGTAGAGGATTAAGCTACAGAAACAGGCTTATTGAAGCATTAAAGCGATGCGGGCTTGGAGAAGAGGAGTTCCTTGACGCATTCATCAGAACATCAATCAAGATGACTGAGGAAAACCCGACTCAAGGCGTGCAAATGCTGAAGGAAATATTCCTGCGCATCAGCCCCGCGCAAAAAAGTATGGCACCTCCGGTTAATTTTAAATACCGCAAAGATGCCACGCCAGTTGAGCAGATAGAGGATGTTATTCAATCTGTCTCCAGCGGTGAGCTTCCAATTGACGTGGCGTCGCAGGTTGTGTCTATGATTAAGGTTGGTCTTGACGTGAAAGAGTTAACCGAACTCGCCGCGCGACTTGAGCGACTGGAGAAATTGCTGGAGCAGCAACAGTAACTCATTTATAATAATCAATGCAGCAAAGGGTAGCTCCCTGCCCGGATTGGTCTCCGGGCTGCTGCATCCAATCAATAGACCGCCTGTAACCGAGGATTCAATCATGCCATCATCAAAAGAGCTCGCTCTCACTCAGGAAAGACTTAAGCATCTACTGCATTACAATCCAGATACCGGTGTTTTCACATGGGTTCAGCGCGCCTCAAAAAGCGTAAGAGTTGGTAATTCAGCGGGCAGTAAGAATAAGTCAGGCTATATAGATATACGCATCGATAAGTCTTTACACAAAGCTCATCGGCTTGCGTGGCTTTACATTTATGGCGTGTGGCCCAATGGGAAAATAGATCACATCAATAACGTGAAGACAGATAACAGAATCTGCAACCTGAGAGAAGCAAGTAATAATGAAAACGGATGGAATGTTGGTAAACCATCGACAAATACGTCAGGAGTAAAAGGTGTGAGTTGGGATGCAGAGAAAAATAAATGGAAGGCGCATTGCAGGGTTTTTGGGAAAAAATATACGGTAGGTAGGTCTTCGTCAAAAGAAGATGCTGAGAGAGCTGTGGCGGAGTTCAGAAATAAACATCACGGGGAGTTTTGTAATCATGGCTAGAAAAAGACTCTCAAGTGTGGCAATTGAAAAACTTGAACAGGTAGTCGGTAACTCAACTGCAAAGCCTGAATCAGCAGTTTTTGGGCTTGTAGATAAGTTACTTCAGGATGGTTCTCCCAATGTCGTAAAGCGCCTTAAGATGACAGCCACCGGGGTCTCTGAAACTGATGAAGAACCAACAATATTAATCCCAGAACGAATGGAGATGCTGCTTTATCCTCGCCGTTTCAAAGTGTTCTATGGGGGCAGGGGATCATCCAAATCGAGGTCGTGCATATCCTACCTCATCGAAAAAGCAAGATTCCGCAATAGCCGCGTCGGATGCTTCCGTGAGATACAGAACTCAATCAAAGAATCAAGCTACGCCGAACTGGTCGATGAGATAAACAGGAAAGGGCACACTCAGGAATATCGTTGCGTGGATGGCGAGATAACACACCACACAACGAGATCAAAGTTTGTTTTTCGTGGCCTTTGGCGAAACATAACCGCAATCAAGGGTATGGCTGGACTTACAGATGTATTCTGTGAAGAATCTGAAAATATCAGCCAGATTTCATGGGATACGTTAATCCCAACGGTGCGAGCCTCTGGTTCTGAAATTATTATTGTTTTTAACCCAAATAAAGAAACTGACCCGACGTGGACTAACTTTGTTGAGCCTTATATCGACAAGATGGTTGACGGCATATATCAGGATGATGACATTGTTGTTGTTAATGTTAACTACGTCCATAACCCGTGGTTCACTGAAGAACTGAAGCAGCACATGAACCAGATGAAGGCTGTGGATTATGATCGCTATCTGTGGGTGTATGAAGGGTTATTCAATAAGCGTTCCGAAGAGGCTGTGCTTGGCGGGAAATGGCAAACGCTGGACTTCGAGCCATCTCCCGAATGGGGAGGGCCATATTATGGCATTGACTTTGGTTTTTCTCAGGATGCAACCGCAGCAACAGAATCATATGTAGAAGATTTGGGCGATGGACGCAGAAACCTGTATATCTATCGTGACTTTGCAAAGGTTGGCCTTGAGATAACTGACACGCCGGAAGCGATGAGGTCAGCATTCCCAAATTCAGAGAAGTACAGATGGTATGGGGATTGCGCAAGGCCTGAAACAATAAGCCATATACGCCGATCTGGATTCGACATTCATCCGTGCGCAAAATGGCCGGGGAGCATTGAGGACGGTATTACGTGGCTGCGCGGTTGTGACAGGATTTACGTACACTCAAGATGCAAGCACGTCATTGAAGAGATGACAATGTACAGCTACAAGGTGGATAAATTAACAGGGAACATACTCCCTGACATAGTTGATAAGTACAATCACGCGATTGATAGCCTACGCTATGGCCTTGGAGATCATATCGTCCAGCGCGGTAGCGGGATGCTAATCAGGCGCAGACGATAAAAACAAAGCCCTCAATCGAGGGCTTGTTTCATTTCGTCAACGCTCTGCGACCAAGTTCAGCAATCCATTCCGCCGCATCCTCTATTTTATTGAACTCATAAAGATGCTTGTTGTCTTCCATGACATAAAACAGGATGCGACCAAATTTGTTTTTCTTTGCGCTAAATTTAACGTCTTTCATATTTTTACTCCTTTCGTTTCATGAGTCCAATCTACATCACAGGTGTATCCACGTCAACATTTATTATTATTGCTGATAAATCCGCATCACCACACTTGACCAATCTACACCGAGCGCATAGTATATCTACATCAGGCTTATCGGAGATATCGCTATGCGCAGCTATGCAGGATTTACACAGGAGGAAAAAGAACAGGTTTATTCACTGGCGCGGGCTGGTGTGCCTGATGAGGTGATTTGCCGTCGGTATGACATCGACGAGGATTTTCTGCTGCGCGTTCTGGATGATGTTTTCGTTAACCTGCAAGAGAAGCGAGGATATAAAGGCATCTGCTGCAAGAATGATTTTTTGAGAGGGTGATGCTTCAATACCGAATAAGCCGTTCTTTGAATGACTTTTGCGCAATGTAGTCATGCTATAATCCCTCCATCGTGAGGGATTTTTTATTGGTGACATATGTCAAAAATTGATGCATTAAACGCCTATATACGCGACCGCGTGGCGAACAATAACCGTGCGATTCAGCAGCAGCGGCTTTGTGCTGGCGGAAAGAATCTCGACCAGAAGCACGACAGACTCTGGACGGAATGCGGGTACAAACAGGAAATTAATGCTGAGGATTTCAGATTTGCGTATGAGCGTTACCCGCTGGCAAACGCCGCAGTAAATATCGTTCTCAACAAGTCGTGGCATGGTATGCCTACGGTTCTTGAGAATGACGCTGATGATGAAGCCACTTCACCGTGGGAAAAGAGCGTCAATGACATCCTGAAGAAGGCGCTCCCATTCATCAGGGATGCAGATAAGCGGAATCTGATTAACCGATACTCTGCTCTAATACTGCAAATACGTGATGGGCGCAAGTGGAGTGATCCGGTAGACACCACCAAAACCCGCCGCATTAAAGATAAATCCATTGTTCGCTTTATTCCCGTGTGGGAAGAACAACTACGCGTCAGCGCATGGAATAACGACGAAACCAGCGAAGACTACGGCATGCCTGAGATGTACGAGTATCAGGAGAGCGCCGTTGAAGATTTCGACAGTGACGGTAAGCCTGAGCGCTCCGTGCAGATTCACCCTGACCGCATCATCATTCTGGCAGAGGGCAGCTTTGATGGCAGTATGTTCAGCGGCGTTCCGTTGCTACGCGCTGGGTTTAACTCACTAATAGATTGCGCTAAGGTTTCCGGAAGTTCTGCTGAGGGGTTACTCAAAAACTCATCTCGTCAACTGAATGTTTCATTCAATAAAGATAATGTTTCAGCGCAATCACTGGCACAGCAGATGCAAGTTCCAGTGGATGATTTGGCTGACCTGTTGAACGAAAACATCGAAATGCTCAACTCAGGCATTGATGCGGCAATGTTCAGCTTTGGCAGTGATGTTAGCGTTCTTTCAACATCCATGAGCGACCCAGAACCATTTATGTATGTTGCTGCCAGCCAGTTCGCAGCTTCAGTGAATATCCCTCTCAACTCATTGCTTGGAAGTCGTAGCGGCGTGCTTGCTTCAGCCAATGATGAGCAGTCACTGGCAATGATGGCTATGCAACGACGTGATGGCTGGCTTGATTATCTGGTTGGTTCTTTCGTTGAGCGTTTAATCACGTTTGGCATTGTGGATAAAGCCCCAGCTGCTGGGTATTATTGCAAGTGGAATGACCTTCTTGAACCAACTCAGAACGACAAGGCTGAATTGATTGTTAAACTCGCTCAGGCTGCACAAAGCGCGGCAAATGCTGGTGTCGGTCAAATCCTTACAGATGATGAAATCAGGGGATTTCTTGGGCTTGAACCTATAGAAATGCCTGATGGATATATGGAAGACGATCCAGCGGCGTCATCACAAAAAGATGATGCAGACACTCAGGAGTGATATAATAATAAGTGCAGCTAGTCCGGCCAGACGAAAAGGTGAACGTAGACACCCTGCTGCATCCTCAATCTACGAACCTACTACGGGGTTAATCATGGCTAAAAGACTCACCACGGAAGACTTCATTTCTCGTGCCAAGCAAAAGCATGGCGATAAGTACATTTATGATAAATCTGTGTTTTCCGGGACGAAAAATCAAGTAATAATAACATGCAGAAAACATGGTGACTTTACTCAAAAAGCGGAATGCCATCTCGTTGGTTACGGCTGCGAGCTTTGTGCTAGAGATGTTAGGGCAAGAAAATTGATGGCATCAAATGATGAATTTATCTCCAAAGCTAAAATGATTCATGGTGATAAATATTCATATGACAGGTGCATATACTCCGGAAATCACAGGAAGGTGTTGATAACATGTCAAAAGCATGGTGACTTTTCACAGCAGCCAGCCAACCATCTATCAGGAAATGGTTGCCCATCATGCAAACTTGAGCACCTATCAGACAAATTTAGCGACAATAAAGCCTCTTTCATAACAAAAGCAAAAGCGATTCACGGGAGAAGATACTCATACGAGAAAGTTAATTACGTGAAAAGCTCAAGAAAAGTGTGCATTACATGTCACCTGCATGGTGATTTCTACCAGACGCCGAACTCACACTTGAGTGGGTCTGGTTGCAATAAATGCACAGCTTATGGGTATAAACCTGCAAGTGTATATGTGGCTGAAATGGATGGGGTGTGCAAGATCGGAATAAGCAACAACACCAAAAGAAGAATGAAGAGCATATCAAAATCAGCAGGAAAAACTGTTACCGTGGTTGCTGAGTACTTATTCTCATCATGGGCTGACGCGAGAAGGGCCGAATCAATGATACATAAAGAAATAAAACATAAAAATGCAGGATTAACCGGATTCGATGGCGCGAGCGAGTTTTTCAATATATCAACCCATGAGGCGGCCGATTTGGTTTTAAAGCATGGAGGTAAAGGCAAATGAAGATACTCCGGTTTAATGCAAGACTGCCACAACCGCGCATTTCTCAAAGTCTCAGCGACCCGTTGGGCGCTGCAACCCGCCTGTCAAAGATGGATAAGGTGATAACGCGCAAATACAAACAACTCAGGACTCGTGCGCTTGAGTTGTTTCGCACCATTCCGGGCGGTCAGACAAATGCAGAATCAAGCGGAATGTACTTCTACGATTTCAGCAGCGCGCGGGCTGCCACTTTCATGGATGAGTTGCAGGCGCTGATTGACGAGATTCTGCTGGAAGGTGATGATTTCGGTCGCGGAAGGATGTGGGCTAACGTGTTCATTGGTGATGCGCATCAGGCTGGCACGCAGAAGGCCAACTCTGAGCTGTCAAGCCTGTCTCCTGTTTATGCCGAGCGGAGGCCGATTGCCACGATACTCTACAGTGAGCCTTACCTGAACAGACTTCAACTGGCCTATGCTGCTGGCTATTCAGACTGGCGCGGCCTGAGTGATTATTCGCGGCAACAACTGGCATCCGTCATTATGGAAGGTATTGCCCGTGGCGCCAACCCTCGTGATGTTGAATCTGACATCGTTAATCGTGTCGATGTGTCTCACAGCTACGCTAAGCAGTTAGCGCAGACTGAAATCACCGGAACACTTCGTCAGGCAAACAGGCGAGAAGTCATTGAGGCGCGAGAAGAGTTAGGCATCGAGACGGTAATGCTGTGGCAGTCTGCATTATTACCTGGCCGAACGAGATTTACTCACGCGGCGAGGCATGGACGGTTTTTTACGCCAGAAGAAATTGACACGTTCTATAGCGAGAATGGTAACAGATATAATTGTCACTGCGCCCAAATTCCAACACTGTTAATGGATGGAAAACCAGTAATTCTTGAGTCGTCACAGGAAAGGCTCGATAAGCAGCGTGAGGCGTGGCAATCAGCAAACAAAAAGCCCTCTAAGTGAGGGCTTGGTTTTATCTTATTAGCATGCACAGAACAAATATTATTATCGCGTAGCACAGTATCTCTACGACGCTGAATATTGTCTTAATCATCCAGTTTCACGCCGGGAATCTTGCCTGCTGCTATGGCGTCGTAAATGATTTCGCACTCGCTAAATAACTGGTAAACTTCGCGTTTCGTCATCACCAACCTCACTTAATATATTCAATAATCTCGCACTCGCGCATCTGCACCAGACCAAATGGCGCAACAACTTTACCGCACGGACGAATTTTGACTTGCTCAAGGTTGAACATCCTGCGACAACCGCTTTCTTTGAATTTGACTATTACCATGATTTATCCCTCACTATTTGGTTGATGTAGATACTATGCACCACCACTCAATCTACGTCAATAGTCATTGTGATAGAATTAATTATTATTTGAACGGGAGGCAGAATGAAACTATCGCAACGCGGCGTGGAGACACTTGGAATCACCGATGCCGTGGATATATCGCCTTACATCACCACTGAGACAACGCAGAATCAGTTCGACGCGCTGACAAGCCTCGCCACCGACATCGGTATTGAAACTTTCCTCAAATCAACACTGCTGAAGAAACACAATCTCCGCTGCTTCTCGTGTGCCGTTGCGCATTTCATCGTGTTGGGTGAGAAGACTGGCGACAAAGCAAAACGTAAAGCTGAAAAAGAGGTTTACTGGTATGGCTATTAGTAAAAACATGAAGGCGTTTATGGATATGCTGGCGTACAGCGAGGGGACGGATAACGGGCGGCAGAAAACCAACAACCATGGCTATGATGTGATCGTTGGTGGCTCACTGTTTGCCGACTATTCCGATCACCCGCGAAAGCTGATTAGCCTGCCTAAGCTGGGTATCAAATCCACTGCCGCCGGGCGCTATCAGGTGCTGGCTAAGTTCTATGATGCATACAAAAAGCAACTGCGTTTGCCTGACTTCTCCCCCGCATCACAGGACGCTATTGCAATGCAGCTAATCCACGAATGCAAGGCCACTGCCGATATTGAGGCTGGTCGCGTCGCTGATGCCATCCATAAATGCCGTTCCCGCTGGGCTTCATTGCCGGGCGCTGGCTATGGTCAGCACGAGCAGAAACTGGATAAGCTGATTCAGGTGTACAAGGATGCTGGCGGAGTTGTGGCATGAAAAAGCTAAGCAACTGGCTGCTCGGCGCGTGGATTTCGCTCTGCTCGCTGTTGCAGCTATGGCCTGACGCAATGATGCATGTGTGGGTAATGATGCCGGACGACCTGAAGGCGGCACTACCGCCAATCGTGGTTAAAGGGGTGAGCTACTCAATCATGCTGGTTGGTATCCTCGGCAAAATGCACGGCATGAGGAAGGAAAACCGGAGGCTGCGCAATGATAAATAATGCATGGATTGCACTTGCCTCCGACTTCATACCAGATAGCATCAAGAGCCACCAGTGGAGAATGTGGGAGTACAGAACGCTTTATCTTGGCATCAGGAAAAAATACGGCATTCAATGGTCATATGAACTGATGCGTATATTTCTTGATAACTATCAGTTATTTCAGAGGCTGCGCAATGATGTCGATTCTCGCTAAATACTGGCGACCGCTGGCAATTATTATAATTGTTGCCGCTGGCGCGCTATGGATTCGCGGAGAGCTTATAGAATACGGCGACCAACGGTACGCAGAAGGAAAAGCTCAAGCAATCACCGAACAGAAGGCCGCAGACGAACAAGAGGAGCAACGACGCAATGCAGAACTGCAAAAGATTCAGGCCGACGCACAGCAAAGGATTGATGCTGCGCGCAATGATGCTGTCAATGCTGCTGCTAAGTCTGGCAGGTTGCAGCAACAACTCGCAAATATCCGCAAGCAGCTCGTCGGATATGCCACCTCTGAGTCCATTGGCAATCCAGCCGCAGAAACCGGAATTTTGTTCTCAAACGTGCTCAGCAAATCTGTCGAAAGAAATCGACAACTGGCAGATTACGCTGACAGGGCAAGAGAGGCCGGATTGACTTGTGAGGCGCAGTACAATTCGTTACGCAATAAAAAAGCCCCGTGATGGGGCTTGTGTTTAATTGGTTTGTTCAGATTCTTCCCGCTGCTTCCACATCTGTTTCAGCTGGAAATAAGCATATGCCTCATCACCATCCTTCGCATTGCGCTCCATTTTCTCGCACCATGCTGATGGTTTTTGTGGCTCACTCTGCTGGCAATGATGTTGGCTCATCAACAGATTCCTCAACCGCAGCTTCAACGATGCGCACCAGTGAACACTCAAGGTTAGGTGCATTGTAATTGCCACCCAGAAACAGAACGCTACCAGTGCTAATCAGCACCTGCTTTGCGTTTGCCTGAGAAAGATTCTGCACGATGAATTGCGCTGTTTCGGTGCCGATTTTTAGCACTGCGCTGCCGTCGCTGTTCAGTGATACCAGTTGCGCGGATGTATCGGTAATATTAGTAAAGCTCGCGTTTCGCTGCGCGATGGTGATGTCGCAGAATGACATTATTTAATCTCTCCATTCAGTTCATTAACAATTAACGTCGCATAGCCAGCAATATCTTTCCAGCTATCGTCATATGTTGGGTCGCCATTCAGGATGCGCCCAATTTTGTGCTGAATCATGTCGAGCGCCTCGCGTTGGCTTGGTGTCAGGTTGTGCCAGCCATCAACTTCGCGCATGACGAATTTTAGTTCCTGCATGATGGCTGCGCCGTCTTTGAATTTGCCATAACGACTGCCTCGCTCGGTGATGAGTTGCTCTGTTGCATCTGCTTCAGGCGCGCCAATGCAATCGTTGAGGTCTTGCTCGTCGGTAATTGGCTCGCGGTATGCAATAACAACATCCCCGCAGCCCTCAATCACTTCAATGCGACCAGCATAATCCATGCTTAGATAGAAAATCTCACCAGTACTTCCTGACTTAACTACAAGATAAGCCGTGTCATGGCCAGCGAAATCATCCTCATAACCTTTCAGATATTTCCATTTTTTCATTTCATCGTCACCCGATTATTTTCATCAACATCAAAATTCTCACTAATCAAATCATACATCTCATCCTTTGGCATATCAGCCAGCGCCACATAGCAACGGGCAAAGTAGCGAACATCACGGAGTGTCAGCGGCTGCCGCTTCTCCACAATGCTGGTGATAATGTCCATCGGCTCGCGTCGTGGTCTTGGCATATTTACTACCCCTTAATTCTTAATTACAATGACGTATCTACAGCAACAAGTCAATCGTTTGATGTAGATTATAACATTAACTTTATGGGGATGTGGAAATGAAATGGAATGACTACTTTTACTACTCTGATGGTGCGCTTTACTGGAGAGTTAAGAGAACTAACCGGGCGCCAACATCATCAAGGGCTGGCTGCCTTAACAAGATTACTGGCTATAGACTCGTTCGTCTTTTTGGTCATTGCACAATGGAGCACAGGATTATATGGGAACTACACAACGGAGAAATCCCTGAAGGGATGGAGATTGATCACATCAATCATGTAAGAGACGACAACAGGATTGAGAATTTAAGGTTAGTGTGCAGGCAGCAGAACAACCAGAACGCATCCAGAAGAAAGGATAACACTAGCGGCGTAACTGGAGTTAGTTGGTGCAAAACGAAAAAAAGATGGTGCGCATCAATAAACGTAAACGGCAAAAAAACATCTATTGGATATTACCGTAGCAAGCAGCAAGCAGTGGAGGCAAGAAAGATGGCAGAGAAGAGATTTGGATTTCACAAAAACCACGGAGCAAAAAATTATTGACGAATCTACGTCACTTAGTCAATACTGTTGGTGTAGAATGATTCTACCACAACGAAATAGGTGATGTGGAAATGCAATACAAAGAAATAGCAGCGAGATACCAGAAGGATGTTCGCGAGGTTATGGAAATCCTTAACGTTTGCGAGGATACCATTAAGTATGTGGAAACTGCCATGTGTTCACTGGCGCTTGAGGCGGAGGTTGCAGGGCGTGAAAAGGCTGACGAACTTATATCTGCGGTGGTTTATAGTTCAACCAGTAACGGTTGAAGATGAAGGTTATCTGTGCGTTGAGCACGTTGTTATTAAATTCTACGGGAGAAATTATAAATGGCGCATGACGAACTGTACGAAGAATCGTTAATCCAGCGACTGAATGAAGTTGAGCGCACTCGCGAATGGCTTGAGTGCGAATTGCGAGAAGTGCGCAACCGACTGCAACGTAAGCGCAGTCAGCAGAAAGATGTTATCGACTGGTCAGGCGATGCGCCTAAATTTAACAATCTTGGGGAGTGGATAAAATGAGCGCGCCATATATGCCGATGATGAATGATGAGGGATTGCTGGAGTGCCCATTTTGCAACAGTAACGATGCATATAGTGATAAGAACATCCATGGCTATTACGTTGCTTGCTCGCAGTGTGGATGTGGTACTGATGAGTGGCCTCATCAAGCATCAGCAGTGAAGTCATGGAATACCCGCAACGGACACCTCTACACCGCCGAAGACTTCAATCAGGCAGCAGAGGAGCGTGATTATGGATTATAAATCACAAATCATGCGCGTGATTATTAATCACCCCGGCGCAACTCGCGCATACATTGAAAAGCATTGCGGCGGAAAGCACTCAAGCACCACAACACATCGCCTACATGAGATGCTCGCGCTTGGCTTCATTCGCCGTGAGAAGTCAGTGATTCGCGGCGGGAAGTGGCAGTATAAATATTTCATCTCTGATGATGCGGCAGGTATGGATGATGCGATTAAGTGCCATTTGCTTGATAACGAAGGCGCGGAGGTAAAAGAAATCAGTTCTGCCACTGGCATTGATTACCGAATCGTGAAAAGCCGCATCCGCATTATGTTTCATAACGGCGATGTAACCAGAAGCTATGACCATCATAAGAAGCTGTGGCGTTATTCATGGCGTGAGCAGGAAGTAAATGTGAGCAACCTGTTCAATTCACTTCTTCGCAATGTAAGAGGTCATCATGGGGAAAGCCAAACGCAAGAAACAAGAGTATGAACTGCTGCCACCATGCGAAATATCAGGTATGCCGCAACAGGAAGATGCAATTCTCACTGAGGCGGAGTGGCGAAAAGTAGCAAGAGTGCAAATCATGTTCCGCAAACTTGCCGAGGATGTACTAAATGAGATGGGCTATTAAGCATAAATCTGGCAGGACTTTGTTTGTGACATCGGATTGGTTTATTGCCAATAACCGTAGAAATATGGGCTGGATAGTGGAGGAAGTGAAGATGACGAGCAGAGAGAAGTTTGAGGCGTGGGCAACCAATGCCGGTTTTATTGTTACCACTAAAAATGACGGCTACTTATACCCAGCAACCAATAGCGCATGGAAAGCATGGCAAGCATCGCGCGCAGCAATTGAGATTGAGTCTCCGGATTTCGTTGATTCAAGGGCGGCATTAAATAAAGGCTATACGGTTGATTACTCCAATGGATTTGGTGACGCAATGGATGCATATGAACTGGCAATTGAGCAAGCAGGCTTAAAGGTGAAAAAATGATTATCCAACTAAACGATATTATGAGAGCAGACATTATTCAGCTTGAAGATTATGACGTGCAACTGGCGTTTGAAATCGAAACCGTTGAGCGTCAACTGCAATATGCGGATAAGAAAAACGACCGAGTATGGCATGAGAAAGCACTTAAGGCACGCGATCATATGAAGCGAACGCGAGCACTAATCAAAACTCGTCTTGATAAGCTGTATTTTGGCGAAGAAAGGATGCTGCACGGCGCTATTCTGGCGCAAATCCGTAAGGAAATGCCGATTGGCAAGTTTATGTCATACGTTCACCGCGCAAAGCAGGAGGCTGGGTTATGAGCAGTCCAAAATTTCCAGAACTGCCTGTTGAGGTTCAGGTTGCATTGATTAATGCAGCAAGTGCAATGGCGACAAAGAAGATTGAGGCAATAGGCAGTGATTACAACAGGAACATAGACTGGTTTCAGAGGGAGTATCAAAAAATCTGCGACGCACTCTACAAAGAAAACAGAGGTAGACCATGATTCCATTACTGTGGATATTATCAGCCTACGCATTCGCGAGAGTATTTGAGGCAGATACTCTGTACCAGATGATTTGCTATGGTACTCTGTTCTGCCTGTCAGGTTCTGCGCTTGCATTCATGGATGATGTGATTTCAGACTAACTCCGTATATCTTTTGTTCATCATGGGCTGCTATCATTTAATCAGGAGGTAGCCCATGAACATAATCCCTATCACTTACTTTCTCACGCTATACGCACCCACCAATTCGCCATTGTTTGCGCTGGCTACCGCCTCATGGTGCTATATCTCCCTGTGTTATAATTCGACCACAAACTAACCGTGGAGAGTTAACCATGATTGTCAAGATTGGCGATAAGTGGGTGGTCAAGTCGAAAGACGGCTCACAGCAATTTGGCGAATACGATACAGAAGAAGCAGCCAAAAAACGCCTCGCAGAAGTGGAAGCGTTTAAGCACATGAATAATAAATTGCAGGTTAACGTCCTGACGACTATCAACTCAGCCAGCAATATCAGTGAGCAAATCATTGATGGCGACCCGCACTACGTAATTAAAAACGTCGTGCCAGTGGTTGATGATGTTGTGATGAATAACGGCCTGTATCCGGGCGAGGAGATCCGTAAGAGCTATCATGGACTTGATGGCAAGCCTGCACCATACAATCACCCGATGATTGACGGAAAATACGTCTCCGCAAGCATGACGCGCGCAGCTAACCAGTTCAGCGTTGGCGCATGGATTGAAAACTCATCCCATGACGGCAGCAAGGCGCTTGTTGACCTGAAGGTTAACAAAGTCATCGCTGAGCGCTCAGAGAAAGGTCAGGAGTTGCTTGGTCGCATTGGGGCGCTGATGAAATCCGCTGAAGACGCAGAGCCAATCCATGTGTCCACTGGCTTATTGCTCAATCGCGAAGCTGCGGAAGGCACAAGTAAAGGCAAAAAATACACATGGATTGCGCGCAACATGGAGTGGGACCATCTCGCAATCCTGCCGCCGGGAGTACCGGGAGCAGGAACGCCAGAAGATGGTGTGGGAATCTTTGCCACCAATGGTGAGCAAATTGAACGAATCACCGTAAACCTTGAGGATTCAACTGTGCCGGACGAAAGTGCTAATAAGATTAATTATAAATCGTGGCTGCACAAGGCCATTAACTACATCACCAATAAATCAGACCTGTCGTTTGAGAACATCAGCGAGCAGATTAGCCAGATTCTGAAAGCCGAAGTCGGTGAAGGTGTATGGCCTTATATTGTGGCTGTGTACGACGACCGCGTCGGATTTGAAATCAAAGGCCAGATTTTCCAGCAGTTCTACATCGTTGAAGATGATGTGGTAAAATTGGTCGGTGAGCGGGTCAAGGCTGTTTATAAGACTGAACTTGAGCCGGTAAAATCAACTGAAGGGGAAATCTCAATGACGAACGAGGAATTACAGGCGGTACTCGCTGAAGCCCTCAAGCCGGTTCAGGAATCGTTGACAGCTGTCAACCAGAAGCTGACCGACATCGAAGCTGAAAACGTTAAACTGAAAGAGCAATTGCAGGCGAACACCGAGCAGGAAGAAACCGCGATGCGTGCTGCTATCATCGCTGAACTGAAGCTGCCGGAGTCCGCTGTGAATGCGCTGAAAGGCGAAGCACTGCGTGAAACCTATGCGCTGACCAGCAAGCCTGCCGCGCTTAAAGGTGGCTTCCAGCCGAACCACGCTGATGACGATTTTGATATGGAGGCACCTGAATAATGGCTACTATCCGTTATGGCACCATCATTGGTGGCCCAGCTCGCAAGAACGACCCGCAGATTCGTGAAGGCATCATGAATGCCGCATTGCAGCCGGGCGCACTGGTTGATTTCAATACTGATGACAAAATCATCGCACATGCTACCGCTGGCGGTCAGGGCTTCCCTTACGTGCTTCAGCACAACTACATCGGCGGCGGTGATGTATCTGAAGCTGTTCCGGCTAATGCTACTGGCATGGCTGTACAGTGTGAATTTGGTGTTACCTATCACGCGCTTGTTGCTGCATCCTCCGCGCTGAAGAAAGGCACCCCGCTGGCAAGCAATGGTGCTGGCGCGCTGAAAGTTGCTGGTAATGGGGACAACATCCTGTTCTATTCTTATGAAACTTACACCGTTGCCTCTGATGGCGCTGAGCTGGTTGCAGTTCGTCGCGCTGGCAATGCTTCCATGCCTGCTGGAGATTAATAATGGAAAAGATTATTTTTACCAAAGACCTGGTAGCCAACTCCGCAGTGGTGGCTGACCAGTGGAAACATCTCACCATCGACCGTAAAGTGTTCTGCAACGCAGAAGCTGAGCTGGCGAAAACTTACGGTGTTAACGCCACCGCACTGGTAACGAAAGATTACTGGCGCGACGTGGATAACGTTACCACCCGCGTTTTCCGCAACGAAGCTGGTCAGGATATGATGGCTGACCTAATGGGTATCGCGGCAAATATCAACATTGGTAAGACTGTGGCAATCAGCCGCATTGCTTCCGATGCTGGTAAGGTTGTTCGCACTCTGTCTGGTCAGGAACCGGAAGATTTGGATAAAACTCGCTACGATTACACTGGCGATGTGATTCCAATATTTAAGACTGGCTACAGCCGCGAGTGGCGTGAGCTGCTGGGTATGCAGTCTGAAGGTTTTGACCCGCTGCTGGATGATCAGGCTAACGTCACATTCAACCTGCGTTCCGATATGGCGCAGTATCTGCTGACTGGCGACCAGACTCTGAACGTGAACGGCGTTTACACTGGCTATGGTATTACCAACCACCCGAACACTATTCAGGTTGACCTGAATGCTTCCGGCGGCCTGAATATCGACCTGCAAACCGCAACGCCAGACGAAATTGTGAAATTCTTCAATCAGGATTTCCAGGCTATTCTGGATGCGCAGAACGTATTTGAGCAGGTGACTCTGTGGGTTTCTCCGGCAGTGCGTCGCAGCTTCATGCGTCCTTATTCTGATGCGGCAGGCTTCAAAGGCGGCACGGTTGAGCAGTACATCACGCAGTTCGGCAATGGCCGCATCGGCAAGATCGGCACCAACTTCCTGCTGACCGGCAACCATTTCGTTGGTTACGTTCGCAACGACATGTACATCCGTCCGCGTGTTGCTCAACCTGTTTCCACCTACGCAGCAGCTCGCGTCAACCCGCACGATAACTTCAACTTCCTCGTGTGGTCAGCTATGGGCCTCCAGATTCGCAAGGATGCTGCCGGAAAAAGTCGCGTCTTTAATGGCTATGGTAGTCAGGAAGCTAAATAATAAAAAGGGGGTTTATCCCCCTTCTTTGTATCTAATTTCACCGTAAACCATGTACTGTAACATGTAACAAAACTCCCATTCCGTCATATCTGTCCGTAGCCACTTCCTGTTCTTCTTGTAGTTGTACTCCGCCGGCTCAGCTTTTAAATTGTGAAGAGCATTAACCAGTTCTGGGTATACGAGGTTATTCTTAACAAACCAGTTGACAGATAAAATATGGTCAATATGCCAATTACTACGGTCATCAAAACTCATCCATGGAAGCATGGTTGATTTTATATGCTTAATGAAATCATCCTTTGAGTACCCGAGAACATCGTCTACCGTTCTATCAAGCGCAATGTCAGATACCCTCATATCAATCCGCTCAAGCATCTTCCTTAGGAGCACGTGGTGAGGGTGTTTCTTTTGCCATTGCTTGACATTATCCAGAGCCTTTTTGTTGCCTTTCTCAGAGTGATACCATCTGCGATAAGCCTCCCTTTTCTTTTGTAAAAACTCCTCCTTTTTCTCTGGATTCTCGTTAAGCCTTTGCATCTTCCTTTTGTTGTACTCCTTTTGTGATTGTTTTCTTTTCTTTTTATACTCGCTGTTATCCTTGTTTTTCTGCCACTCCTTTTTTCTGTACTCACTTTCCTTGCGTTTGCGCTCCTCTGTTGCTCTCTGTTTCCTTGTTCTTTCGTATACACAATGCTTGCACCCGCATGACGCCGTGAAAAACACAGTTCCACCACATACAGAGCATGGAACCCATTCACATACAAATTGCTTCAATCCAGCAACCCTTGCTTCTTGCGCGGCTTCTTTTCTTGTTTTCATAAAAGTCACTCCTAATTTGGTTCTATATTACTACAGGTGTAATGAGTGTGCTACAATTGACCTGCATTAACTCATGAGGATTTTTAAATGGCTAAATACGAAGTCATCGCGCGCGGAATCTTTGTAAAAGAGAAAGGCAAGATTCGTGAATTGCAGCTTGGCGAGGTGATTACCGAACCAGGCGAGCATCTGCTACCAAAGCTGCGCATTATGCCAGAACTGGAAAAGTCTTTCGAAGTCGCAACTCCGCAACAAAAGACGACAAAGAAAAAGAAAGCAGAGTAAACAAAACCCGCATAATGCGGGTTTTTTATTGCTACAGACGCATCGGCATAACAACAATCTTCGCAGTCTCGCCAGATGGCGCACTAAGGCAGCCAACTGCGGCATCTGTGTTTCCATTTAGTTCAAATTTAACGCCACAGAATCTTGGGTTAAACAGCTTTGCCACCTTCTCAATATCAACAAGGTAGCCAGCATTGAAACCAATTTCCTCCGTTGGCAAAGTCCGCTTCGGTATAACACGATCAATATCAGGGAATCGACCATCAATCTCTTCGCAGATACCAGAACCAACTATTACGCCATCTTCATCATGATACGTTGCAATTTTCGACTTTGTATCAATGATGGCGTAGTCATAGCGTTTTGTCGGAGACTTGCCAATCTTGATAATCACATTTTCTGTCAGCGTATTGTCATGGCTGCCGCCAATAAATGCACGATGACCGTCAGTTGATGCAATACGACCATCAGGCATGAAGCAGATTCCGTTCAGGTAGTAACGAACATCATTGCGAGCCTGAAATATTAATGCTGACTCAAGTAATAGTTTGCTTATTTTTAGTTTCATCACTTCACCTTAATCATGTGCTGTTTTGCAACCTTCAGGCATTCTTCAAAAATGCCTCCCTTCTTTGCGCTCTGATTGCGCTTGTAATACTGAATTGCCGCGTCAATTGCCATCTGGTCAATGTCAGGCAGCTTGGCGCGAAGTTGTTTTTCGATGAATTGTTCTGGTGTCATGGGTATTTTGTTACCTTTTTTATTTTATCTCCAGATAGATAACAGGAAGTATATCTCTTACTACCTGCTATTATCCTGCACACAACAAAGCTACCAATCTTTTTTACGGATTCGACAGTAGCCAGTCTATGGCTGCCTGGTTGTATCTTGTCACCGGGCATCAATCCATCAACTCTAACTTTTATAACTGATATTCCATTACCTATTGCATTCATCACATCTTCTCCAGAATTGCCATAACCTCATGAATATCAGCAACAGGAATCTGGATAAATTCCTCATCCTCTGCCACCACATGACCAGCAGGTAGAATTACATGGTCGGCTGGCTTCAGTAACTCAATCAGGCGGTCTATTGGCTTAGTCTTTTTCGACTTCAGCACTTTGGCTGTGACCTTGTCTTTGCCTTGTGCTTTAGCCTCTTCGACTGCCTCGTCGATAACTTTAACTGCATCATCGCCATGCTCACGGGTTACCGCTACGGCATTTGCATAACTGATTTGTCCTGCACTGATTCGCGCTTTCACTTCCGCTGGAACATCACCCAGCGACAGGTGCATTTGCACGTCAGATACTGAGCGGCCTACCTTCTTGGCAATTTCTTCATTCGTCCAGCCAAAACCTTTCAGTCGCGTGTAAGCCTTTGCACGTTCAAACGGGTCAAGCTGTTTCCCCTGACTTGATGACACCATGAAGGCGATTTTATCTGCTTCGTCTCCTGTAAAATCCTTACACTCAATGCGAACGATTGGTGCGCCACGCTCAATGGCGCGCAACGCGCCGAGATAGCGATGCTGACCATCAAGAATGCGGATGCCCTTCTCGTCCGGAATAACTGTTAATGCTGGCAATGGCTGACCTGATTCCCAGCACTGCGCGAAATACTCCACATGCTGCTCATCTGCCTCACGGATATTGTATCCAGGCTCCAGATAGATTTGCTCAACTGGCACGAGATATGTTTTGTTAACAGCGATGCCGTTTCGCGTTTCTTTGTCTGAATAGATTTTGCTGAGTGTTTTCATATCATTCACCACTTTCTTCCAATAATTGCTCGTAATATGCAATGTACTCATTAGCCAGATAGTACAGGCGCTCAGCAGACTTGCGTTCTGCATTGCTTAATTCATCAATAGACTCAATATTGCCAATTGCATCAACACAATCATTGAAGTCTTGCTCCGTGTTACGGAATCTACAGTAGGACATGTTTGCCATAATTACTCCTCATCACCCTGAAAAATGCCACCAAACTCTTCAACCAGCTCATCAATACATTCGTCCGCCTCAGCGCAATTTCCAGCCGCACTCAGCAGAATATCAACAGCCTCATCATCAGGAATGTTGATTGCCGAGAAGAATTCAACAATGCACATTTTTACAACCTGATATTCACCTTCAGTTTGGCAGGATGCGAAACTGCAAGCGACAGCGTCAATCAGCTTGGCCTTATCATCGCTTGGATTATCAATATCAAACATTCCATCACCTCTAACATTTATTGTTGTTTCTACGTCACCAACTATAAACGCCTCATCAATCTACGTCAACAGGAATATGCTAAAATCATGCTAATCAAACAACAGGAGATTTAAACATGGGTTCAACAAACGGTCCCTCTCGTTCGCGCGCTACTGGCAATACCAAAACTGGCGGCAAAACTGGCGCAGTGAAGCCAAACGGCTCCACCCGTTCACCATCACGCGGTAAGAAATAATGTTCGGCGCAGACATTGCTATCATGATCATGTATGTGTTGGGTTTCGCCTGCACTGGCATGGTGGCGTTTCTGGTGTTCATTCCGGCTATGCTGATGTCTGTGTATATCGGATGGGTGATTGTCGATTCTTTTCCCGCTGAGTATATGTATTACCTGGCGCAGTCTATGGTGTGGCTGATTCCTGCATTCGTCATGCGCAAAAGCGTGAAGCTGGCTCTGTGCTCGCTGACCATGTGCATTTATGAGTGGCTTGTTGCCGTTGAGTCATTCATCTGGCAGTTCATTACACCTGTAGAAACTCCGCTACACTCTCAGTACGCATTTATTATTATCGGCATTCACCTGTTTATTCTTTCCACCACTGCTAAATGGGGCGGAGAAATTGGATATACTACTTGGCGTAATCGCCATCGGATTTTCGCTTCTTCAGATTTATAAGTGCTGGAAATACATCATCAACGAGGCCCGTAATGAGCGGAACATTAAGACAAGTGGCAGAGCAGATAATCAACGGGACGACAGGGCAGATCATTGATAAGGCTGGTTACACGTCAATTGGCACTGGACTTGGCCTGAAGGTCGCTGAGCAAGCACCTACTGCGCAATCGTATATTGAATCAATGATTCCGCATACGATTACTGAGTGGGCTGCTTATGCGTCCATTCTTGGTGCGCTGTCACTGGTAGCGAAAAACATTTTCGAAATAGTGTGGAAAATTCGGGAGGCCAGACGAAATGGCGGCACCAACACCTGAAGAACTCGTGGCGGCGATGGCTGCACGAGGAATCACAATTACCACTGCTGACGCATCCGGCATCCTGTGCCTTGTCGCTGGCATCGTAGATTGCCTTGAACTGAATTACCCTGGCGACACCTGCAAACAGGATGCGATTCTGCTGTGGGCCTCAATTCTGATTGCGGCAAATACGGCTGGGCGATACGTCACCAGTCAACATGCCCCATCAGGCGCTTCTCAGTCATTCGCATACGGTAGCAAGCCGTGGCTGGCACTGTATAATCAAATGAAGCTGCTGGACTCTGCCGGATGTACTGATGATTTAGTGGAAGACCCTGACGGAGTTGCAAAGCCTTGGTTTAGGGTTGTGCGTGGGAGTAAGTGCAAATGACTTCGCTGGCTAACTGGAGCTATACGCAGCCATGCACCATCTGGCACAAAAGCGGCACTGACAAGTACGGCAAGCCAACTTTTGACGCACCAGTGAGCATCATGTGCGATTATGGCTTTAACGATGATGTATCGACCGATGCGAAAGGCAATGAGATTGTGCAGAAGAATACTTTCTGGACTGAGTATGTTGGTGCTAAGACTGGCGACTACATCATGATTGGCACGGTGACAGAAGCTGACCCGCTGGTGGCTGGCGCAAATCAGATTCTGAATGTGATTAACTATGGCTCAACTTTCAACAGGGCAGAGCCGCCTGACTTTGCACTGGTGACATAATGCCAGCGAAATTAAGAGGCATTCAGGAGGCGATTCGGAAAACTGAGCAGATAGTCGGCACTATCACGGCAGAAAAAGCGGTGAGGGCAATCAAGTCAGCGACATATATCATCCGCACCGAATCAGCCACGTTGACGCCGATTGATACGTCAACGCTGATTAACAGCCAGTTTGATACTGTGGAAGTTAGCGGAACGCGGATCACTGGCAAGGTTGGCTACTCTGCAAAATATGCGCTTTACGTTCATAACGCCAGTGGCAAACTCACAGGTAAACCACGCAGCAACGGAAATGGTACATACTGGTCGCCTAATGCTGAACCTAGATTCTTAACAAAGGCTGCCGATAAAACTCGCAGCCTCGTTGATTCAGTGATAAAAAAAGAAATGAAGATTTAGCCGTGGTTTGCGAACTCCAAAAACAGTTCATCTACTTTTTTGCAATAGGCTTTATGGGCGGCTTCTTTGTCTGAAAACCTACCAAGATGATAGCTTTTCCCATGCATCTTTACCGTGGCTCTCCATTTTCCCGTGTACTTGCAAAAATGAACTCCTTTATATCCAGACGTGTTTGATTTAGATATCTTTGTGTTCCTTGCGTTCTCGCAGTCACTGGCCTCCCTCAGGTTTGAAATTCTATTGTCATCACGAATATTGTTTATGTGATCAATTTCATGCTCAGGGACATATCCATAATGGATAAACCAAGCCACTCGGTGCGCCCTTAATCTTTTCTTCCCAAGTGTTATGTATCCTGCGTCGTTGTGATAATTTGCAATATCACCTTTTGATATTTTCCCGCAACTTACAGCCCAGGTGAACAATCCGGTAATCGGGTCGTATTTAACTCTTGACGCGATTGCTATGTAATCCCGCTCTGAAATCATTTACTCACTCCAAAAGGGAAACGCCCCTGTCAGGTGGAACATGGTTGCAACAAACCATACTGACAAGGGCGTTAAATTCATTGTTGCCTGTGTGTCGTTTCGGGTTCCACGCCTACGTGACATAGGTAGTGTATGATATGTGCATCGATATTGCAATATTGGGGTTTAATATGAATATGCTTGAACTGGTTGACGCGTATCTTCAGGATGCCGGATTATATGACGGCTGGACTTCGCAGTTGCAGTTCTGGAATGACACCGGAGACGGCAATGAGCAATTTATTGTCCTGCAATCCAACGGCGGCACGCAGGTGATGGATGGCCTCGGCGGTGACTTCTATTTTTCGCTGTATGTTGTCGGCAAGCAAGGGCAATATAACCTTCAGGATGTTGACGCTAAAGCCAATGAGATTATCGAATACATCAAGACGCATCCGATTGATTCATGCGTTAACTACATCCAGTTGCAGGCTCCGCTCGGTAGGCCAATGCTGACGGAAGAGAAAAGACCAGTGCATGAGTTGCTTTTGCGTGTTGTGAAATAAATAAAGCCGCATGAAGCGGCCTTATTACTGGTTTAAGCATTGCCAGCGTGCTTCCTCAATATCCAGCCCCGTAACCCATACATACCCCTATATATGCTTGCGATAATGCTGGATGTTAAGTGTTGTGGTTGCCTGTGTTGCTTGCCACTTCCGTTATTCCAACTACGGACGCTATTTACACAGGCGAACTATTAAGAACCAAAACGGCAAGAGCACTCATTGCATCGACCAAACAGAATCGTCTTTTCGATTATGACTCTACTTTGACGGTTGCTCTGCTGCGCTAACCCAATGCTCTTGCCTGTTGTGTGCCGGTTACGCGTCCGGCGCCTCTCGGCCGCTAATTGCAATTGAAGGATTGGCTATAATTAAATGAAATCAGGGAACCAATCTCTGTTAAATCCAAATCTACACCACAAAATAATCACTGTCAACACCTGTGATATAATCACCACGTTAGCAGCTAACACAATTCGGAGATCGAAATGGCTATTTGTGCAAATGATAAAGGCGTTCTGGTCGGTCGCATGACCCGACTGTTCCTTGCTGAAGGGTGCGGTGACGCAGTTCCGGATGCAGAAGACTGGAAATATTTAGGCTCAACCACCAGTAAAGGCGTGGACTACTCGCCGCAGACTACCACGTCGGAAGCGGATACCGCTGGCGGTTTTGTTTCCACTCTCGTTACCAGCTCTGATATGACCATCAGTGCAGAAGTGGAAATCCGCAAGAATGACCCAAGTGATGAGTTTGGCTTCCATCGTCTTGTTGAGATTTACGCCACTGAACTGAAAGCGCGTCGCCAGCCTTCCTTGTGGGTGCGTCAGGTGACTGGTGCAACTATCGTTACCGCGTACTGCAACATCACCAGCATCAGCTACGAAGGTGGCACGAACGACATCGTGACTGGCAGCCTTGAGTTCAAGGTCTACGATTCTGATAGCGTTACCGTCGAAAGCCTTGAGCCTCTGAAATTCACCACTGACCTGCAATCAACTGGCAGCACTGGCAGTCCGTTAACTGTTGTTGTTGAGGGTGGCGTCTCTCCTTACACTTACGTGTGGCGCAAAGATGGCGCGGTAGTAGGTGGCGAATCTGGCGCAACACTAGCAAGCCCTACCGCTGGCGTGTATACCGTTACGGTGACAGACTCATCTACTGACCCGGAAATTATTATCAGCACGGCTTGCACCGTGTCCTGATAAAGAAAAAGCCCCTGAATAGGGGCTTTGTTTTATTCTTGTGGTGGCTCTGGTAGTGGCATCCAGTGGGTTACAATTCCCGCATCATTTGCATACAGCTTGCTGTAACAATATATTTTCCAAACAGGAGTTTCGTCGGCATACACGAAGTAGTAACCCTCATGCACCTGACTGTCTTCCGTGCAAACAAGAATGTCGGTAAATTCTTCCGGCATCCTCTCACCACACTTAATCCACTGACTCATAACTTATCCTTATTCATTTTCAGGAAGACAATCATGGCGGCGCGGAGTGGATTATTCGCATGAAAGCAAATGTTCTCGGCATTAAAAACAGCTGACCACTCACCGCGAGAGTGGTGGCAGGTTAGACTGATTTTATTATCAATAATAATAGGCCATGCATCCGATGGATTATTGCATGGGTCAAATTCAATCTCGTTAAAATCTGCGTAAGCGCCTGTATCACATTCGACAAATCTAACCGGCTCGCCATCATCATTAAATGTCACACCAGCAATAAGCGCCACCGCCTTATTAATCTCAAAATCACTCATTTCTTCATAATTTTTCATATCACCTTATCCTCATCAAAAATAACACCAATAACACGAAGCAAGTCTTTCGCCATGCGTTCCGCTTCTTCGTAGTCGTAACCCGCATCAACATACAGCTCAGTGTAGAAAATCAGGTCAGCTTTTGTTTGTTCGTTCATTTCTTGTCGCCACTGTTAACTAATGCCCAAACCAGCTCGGCGACCCAGCCAATAAAACTCCATCCAACGAGAATATTCAGTGCGCAGATTGCAGTCGTATTTACGTGCTTGCGCTGCAGAGCCACAAAAGATGGCAGAAGGTACGCAAATATCACCAATCCAGCCAAAAACAACAAAATAACAACATCCATAACTCACCTCATTCATATCTCGTTTCGATGACTTGAATCTACATCACCGCCTCGCAGGTGTCAACACCACTGAGATGATATAATCAACATCAGTCAAATTCAGGATGCAAAACATGAGCAATCGCACGCCACTAACAGAAATCGGGGAGATGCGCATCTCGCTTTCTGACAGGAGTTTTTTCTTTAAGCCATCATTCCGCGCTATGAATGAAATCGGCACGCCGAAAGAAATCGTCGAGGTATACGCTAAGCTCAATGGCATTGATTATGTTGCGCCGCTGCAGCACGTCGAATACCTACCATTTGGCGCGCAGATGCAGGTTATGAAAACCATCACCAAGCCTGTGTATGGTCGCCATGTGCTGAGTGCGGCCTATATCGTCATGCAGTCATGCTGTGAAGATGATATTTCTGTGCTGATTGGTGGATGGAAGCCAACACCACGCGGCGTGCGATACGTTCCCGGCATCATGCCAGTGAGCGACATTATTATTATTGCGCGCAACCTGATGCAGCATGGCATCATCGGCAAGTCACCACTCAAAGTACCTGAGCGTCTGGAAGAGCAGGGAAAGAAAACCACAAACGAGTTTCATGCATCGCAATACATCATCTCAGCACGCACGCATTTCGACATGACGCGTGATGAGGCTGAAAACCTGTCCATGACAGAGTTTCAGATGATGATTAAGAATAAATATCCAGAGCCGAAAGGGTTAACGAAAGAAGAGCGCGCGGCAGAGTACGATCAGGCTAAAGCAGACCGTGAGCGCATGAAGGCACTGGCTGAACGCAAAGCGAAAAAAGCGAGGAATACATAATGGCTGAAGAAGTCGGCGGAATTGTCTATGAAGTCGGGATGGATGTTAAAGGCCTGAAGGCTGGCGCGACAACAGTCAATAAGACTTTAGATGACCTTGAATCATCAACCAACAAAACCACAAGCGCCCTTGGCAAGCTGGATAAAAACGCCAGAAATGCTGGCAGCGGAATGAAAAATGCTGGCGGCGCAGCTTCAGGGCTAAAAACGCAGATGACGGCTCTTGCTGGCGCAATATCCGTGTCACTGATTATCGAATGGGGAAAGCGATTCCTTGATGTTGCCGATAACATGACACAACTTCAGGCGAGGATTGCTCGCTTGTCAACTGATGCGAAAACCGCGAACGAAACATTCAGTACACTGGCAAATATCGCCTCGACCACTGGCGCAAGTCTCAGCGACACCACGAAGCTGTGGGAAACATTGACGTCATCACTGAAAGAGGCTGGCGCGACAAATGCGCAGGTTCTTAACCTTACTGACACTCTGCAAAAAATAGGTCGAATCGGCGGGTCATCAACAGAAGAAATGGCGAACGCCCTGCGTCAGTTCGGTCAGTCAATTGCTTCTGGTACAATCCGCGCCGAAGAATTTAACTCCATCCTTGAGCAGATGCCTGAGCTTGCTCGCCAGATTGCGGCGGGTCTTGGTATTTCAATGGGTGAACTTCGCGCCAGAATGCTCGATGGCAAACTGACAGCAGAAGATGCGCTAAATGCCATTCAGGACAGGACAAGCGTGGTCAATGCTGAGTTTGAAAAACTTCCTCGCACAATGGATCAGGCTGTTGGTTCTCTTGAAGTTTCATTCTCCAAACTTGTGGTTGCCGTTAACGATGCCACTGGCGCATCAAAAACAGCAGTAGAGATCATCGACCAGCTGGCAAAATACATTGATTTCCTCGGCGATAAATCAACCAGTACGAGCGATAAAATTCTGTCTCTCGCCACGGTTATATCGAAGTTAAACCCGGGCGCGTGGGCGCAAATGGGAGTTGATGCGCTTTTTGGTGATGACGATATTGAAAAGCAAAAGCAATATAACGAACAGGTTGAGCGATTCGTTAAGGCATCAGCGGAAGGTTACGATCAGACAAAGAAACAGGCTGAAGCAACAAAACACCTGAAGATTGCGCAAGCACCAACCAAAGACAAAAAGGGAAAAGGAAAGGGCAAGAGCGCCGAAGAACGACAAGCTGAGTCAGTCGCTGAAAAGCTGGAGAAATTACGCCAGCAAACCATGCTCAATGCAACATCTACCAGCGAACTATCCCGCGAGCAAGCTATTCTCAACGCGCAACAATCGCTTGGCAAGGCCGCCACTCAGGAGCAAATAAAACTGGCTGGTGAGTACGCTGCGAAGATTTGGGATCAGAAGAATGCGCTGAAGAGCGCGGCAGACGCAGATAAGTCAAGGCAGGAGTTACAGAAAAAATTCAAAGCAATAGAGGAGGACGTAAAGCCAGCAACAGCAGCAGAGGAAAAATACAAGCAGGACATGCTTGCCATTGAGCAATACAAAATGGCATACCCGGCTAAAGTTGCTGAAGCGGAGGCAGCAAGAGCGGCTGTTGAAAAGCAATATCGCCAGCAGCGAATTGATGCGATGTGGGCTGAATGGCAGCAGCAAAGCCTCGGAGCGCAACTGTTCGGAACCGCACTGGATTCCGCAATGAGCACAGCCTCAAACAGTATTACCGGATTGCTGACAGGCACAATGAGCGTTCAGGATGCCATGCGCAGTCTCGGCTCTACAGTGCTTAACTCGCTGGTAAACAGTTTTGTCGAGATGGGCGTGCAGTGGGTGAAATCTGCGGTAATGGGGCAGACAGCTCAGGTTGCGGCAACCGCTACCACAACGGCGGCGCAAACGGCAGGACTGGCAACCACCACAGCCGCCTCCACTGCGGCGGCAGCCACCACCACAGCGGCATGGACCCCAGCTGCAATTGTTGCTTCAATCGGTTCATTCGGCGGTGCGGCTGCAATTGGTGTAGGTGCTGTCCTTGGGGCGCTGGCGATGGGGATTGCTGGCAAGCGCAAGAATGGCGGACCTGTTAGCGCCGGAAGCATGTACGAAGTTGGCGAAAATGGCTTGCCTGAGATATTCCAGGCATCCAATGGTCGCCAGTACATGATTCCCGGCAACGATGGCTCCGTTATTAGCAACAAAGACATTACCGGAGGTAGCAGTGGCGTTGTGGTTTATAATAACGTGATAAATAACAGTTCAGCACAGGTTAGCAGCAGCGCCAGAGATAACGGTGACGGCAGCGTGACAATTGAGACGATTGTGAGTGACATTTCGGAAAATGGCCCGATAGGGCAGGCCATCTCTAGAAATTACAATACTAACAGACGGGCAACCGAGTGAATGATAAAACCCCGCTATTGCGGGGTTACTTTTTCTATTTCTTCCATCAGGAGAGGGGTTTTAATAACCCACTCGGTGCAACCATCAAACCCTGAAAAGCCAGAATTCTTAAATTTTTTGTGGAAGTGAGACTCCATCTTTGCGGCATTAATTCCGCTTGTTTTTACTATCTTGATGACATCAAATTGAAAAGGAGTGTTCTTTATTAGCTTCTTTATTCTTTCAGACTTATTGTGGGTAACGCCAATTTTTATCGCGCCGGCAGATACGGATTCAAGGAAGTATACGTATGCTTTCTTTTCTGTTCTTTTGAACCCATGATCAGCACACCCAGAACACCCCTTTCCATAAAGGTGGTTGGCTGGGGTTTGCATAAAAACTCCATGCTTCCGGCAAAGGATAGTCACCTTTTTGTTAGCTGACGTATAATGCGTAAGAGAATAATCATATCTATCACCATGAACGGCTATAGCTCTTTTTATAAATTCATTAGTTGTTGACTTGCTAGTTCCACCGCAAGCAGGGCAACCTCTTCCCATCAGGTGTTTTTTGGGGGACTGCATAAAATCACCATGTTTTGAGCAAACTACAACCATCTTACTTGTTGTGTTTTTGTATGTTTCTTGCTTGTATGAATACCTTTCACCATGTACGCTTATTGCTCTACACACAAAATCATCAAAAGTAATTCTTCTTGCCGACTCGACGATCTCTCTCGCGCAGCTATTACACCCACCATACATGTGATTAGATGGTGTTTGTTCAAAGTCACCATGTTTTCTGCACGTTATTGTTATCTTTTTATCTGATCTCAAATATACTGATTTTGAATAATCATACTTATCGCCATGAACCGCTTTAGCTTTGGCAATGAATTCTTCGGTGGTTAGCTTTCGCATTGCTGAATCCTCGGTTAAAGGTGGTTTGAAGTGATGCAGCAGGCGATAACCAATCGCTTTTCGGACGCCTCCTAGCTGCACTTATTATTGTACCATCAGCGTGCTAAAATACAACAACACGAGATGGAGACTATCATGGCCATAATACCCTATCCAAGCTGGTTGCCTTTAGCTCAGAGGGCCAGCAAGAATTTGACATTTCAAACCCCATTCAGACAGGATGTTCCTGCTGTTGGCGCGCCTATTTTTCAAAAATTAACGACTGATATAAGTTCGCAGTGGTCACTGACGTGGAAGTTTACGCTGGCGGAAGAGCGCGCATTTATCCAGTGGCTGCGTAGCTCACGCTACCTGAATAAGTGTAACAACTGGTTCACCATGATGATTGACCTCGGCGGTAGCGGATTGCAGGAGCAGACGCTGCACTTTACCGATTATCCTGTGCAGACCAGTATTGATGGCGGCGTGGTTACGTGGACTGGCAATGTTATCGCCAAGAAACTCAATAACACTATGGATGAGTTCGATGATGTTCTGGTTGAACTGGATTACAGATGGTTCGGATGGCTCGATGAAGTCGTTAACCGTGACCTGCCGGAGTACCCATAATGCCATCATTGCGCGATTATAAAGCAAAGCGCCCAAACTGGGCGCTATTCGACACGATAACGTTTTATCACTCGTCATTTGGTTATGTGCGGCTTGTGGCTAACGTACTGGATGAAATGGTGCTTGGCGGTGAGACTTATCTGCCAGTGCGCATGGACATCACGCAGTCTCAGCAGTCGAATACACCAGCCATTAACGCAACCGTCAAGTTTGCACGTCTGGCTAATGACTTCAAGCAATACCTGAAACTGTGGACTGGTTCCGGTCGCATTGAGCCAATCAGCGCACTGTATCAGCGTTTTGAAGAAACTGACACCAATACACCATTAAAACCATATCGCTTGTATGTCAGCGATGTGGCTATGGATGGATCTGACGTTACTGTCACTCTATCAATCAAAAACCCAATCAAAGGAAATGTGGCAAAACTTTATGACATCGCTCAATTTCCCGGGCTGCGCAATGTCTGATGAAGAATTTGCGCAGTTGATGTTTGGCAAACCATACAAAGACAGATGCTGCCATGTTGATGCTGTGGATTGCTGGGGTCTGGTGGTGCTTTATTACCGCCTGTGCCGTGGCATCAATATTCATCATGACGACAGCTACGATAATGGCGGCGCTTTTGTTACCTGCTTCGATAGCGAAGTCATATTCTGGAAGGATACGCAGTCACCAGCAACAGGCGATGTTGTCGTGGCATATCGTGGCAACGTTCCTGTGCACATCGCCATGATATGGGGTCGTGATAGAATACTTCATGCGCGAGAGAAAACTGCAGTCAGATTTGACCGGCTGCGAACACTCGAAAAAATATCAACAAAATTAAGGTTTCTCACCTATGCCAGTAATTCATGTTCAGAAGATGCCAGGCACGCCGAAAGAAACGGGGATTGTGCCAGCGGGGACAAACCTGTGGAAGTGGCTGAATAAATCAAACCTACCAGCCAGCATTTCAGTTGCGGTAAATGGCAGAGTGCTTGATGAAGATGATGAGCTTTCATTCTGTCTGCGCGATGGCGACGTGGTCAACGTTTATTGCCAGCCGTCCGGCGCAATCGGCGACCTAATCGGTGCGATACTGAAGCCAGTAACGAAGATTTTCTCTTTCCTTACCCCGAAGGTATCCACTCCAAAAACGGATACCAGCTCAAAAACATCTCCGAATACCGGTCTTAAAGCGCAGACGAACATTGCGCGAAATGGCGAGGCGCGTCCTGATAATTTCGGGCAGATTCGCGCGTTTCCTGATTTGCTTCAGGAATCATTGTTTGAATATGTAAACAATATTAAGTACGTGACCGAGTTCATGAATTTTGGCCTCGGTAAATATGATGTTTCCTCTGTGCGTTACTCTGAGTCAAACCTCGGCTCTCTGGCTGGCGCGAGTTACACCATTTATCAGCCAGGAGAGGTTATTCCGGTTGTGCATGAACCTTACGCATTTGATGATGTTGATGGGCAGGAGCTCTACGGGCCAAACGAACTTAACACCAACCCTCCGCCAGTGGTCATTGAAACTGCAACAACAACCACGGTAACGGAAATGGAATACGTCAATGGACAATTCCTTGCGAAGATACCAAAAAACGATGATTTTGATTATTTCGTTGATCTGACATTGCCGCATGATGTTACATTTGGCATTAACGTATCATTCCCTACAGTAGGTGGGGTTACTGTCACCAGAGATATAACATTGTCTGGAAGGTTGATATCAGCAACAGAAACTGACGACGGAGGTGTGCCGCCAGAAAGCTACTGGTACACATTTATAATTGCCAATATAGATTACTCTGGCAATCAACTTGTATCATCACTGGATGGAGTAACCATTAACAATAATTACTTTACTATTTCTGACAATCAAGCCATTGTTTCCGGTCCATATTTTTCGCCAATTGAAGGTGATCAGTTGTGGGTGCATCTTCAGCACCAGACCAATGACGGCAACGATTTCAGTGTGCTCATTGAGTGGTGGAAGATTGACGATGATAACGTTCAGATACCAGGTACATATCAGTCGATGAGCTATTACAAGGACGTAGACCGGAATGACACATTCTACTACACGATAAAATTAACCCCATCAGCTGGCACTGGTCGCTACGCGATTCAGATGCGACGGACAAACAACAGCTCCGACACATCAATCCTCCAGCTTGAGGAGATTCATTCAATCGTTACGCGCACCAACGTTTCGTACCCAGATGACACTGTGGTTAAGGTCGTCGTGCGAGCAACAGAGAACGCCACAGGGAGTCGTGACAGGAAATATAATGCACTTATTACGCGTCATACAATCGGTTACGACCGCGACACTGGCAAGGTGCGCTACACGATTGCACCATCCCGTAGCTTTGCTGATGCTGTTTTGCATAACTGGCTAATTACCGCTGGCAATCCAGAAAACACGATAGACATCGTGAAGTTGTATGAAATTGCCGATAGCCTGCCTGATGAGAGATTGGGTTATTTCGATTACACGTTTGATGATGAGGATAAGTCAATCGGCGAGCGCTTGCAGACCATCTGCGATGCGGCGCGTGTTACTGCATTCTGGGATGATGGAGTGATGAGCTTCTCGCGTGATGAAAAGAGAGAATATCCGGCAACTGTATTTAATACCAGAAACACGCAGAGTGACGGTTACAAGCTGAGTTATGATATCAGTCTTCCAGGCACTTATGATGGCGTTAACGTCGAATATCGCGACCCAACAACGAATAAGCAGGCCAACGTTTACTATCGCATTACAGATAATGGAATTGTCGAAGGCGAGCCAACAAAAGCAAAGAAATTCGACATGCTTTATATTCGCAATCGTTATCAGGCTGTTGACCGCGCAATTCTTGAGTGTCGTCGCCTGATTTACTCCCGTCGCAGCATGGAGATTAAGGCTCTGGCGGATGGCGAATGGGTCAACGTAGGCGACATGATTCAGGTTGTCGATATGTATGATGATGTGCAACAGACTGGCGTTATTGAAGCGCGCAACGGAAACGTATTCACAACAAGCGAGCAACTAACGGCTGATGATAATCTTTATGTTGTGATTACCAGTTCTGATGGCAGCACATCAGACAGATTACCAGCAACAGTGACCGGATTGCATACATTCACCTGCAACCTGCCGACTGATTTCCAGCTGAATATATGGGATGGAGCAAGCGTGCAATCTGAATCTCGCTATGTGCTGAGCACTGAAAAAGAACTGGATACCACTCTGTGGGTTGTCAGCCAGAAAAATCCAGGAAGTGACGGTACAACAACTCTGACCATGAGCGAATACAGTGATGACATGTACGAATATGTCATCCCGTCATCGTGATACAATATACATCAAATTCACAAAGGAGCATTTATTATAATGGCTACCACACCGACTAGCTTACCAATCCCGTCAGAAGACCCGCGCGACCTGAAGTTTAACGCTGGTAAATTTGATGAAGTCATGACATCTGATGCACATTACTATGTGGACAGATTTGGCGTAAAACGCTGGACTATTGCTGGATTCCAGTACACTGCGGAAGAGGCCATTCGTGCTTATGGATATATCACAATGGATAGCTTTGAAGATGGCGCGACGTTGACGCTACCAAATCAGGTGCTACGTTACGAGGCAACCGGAGAATATTACCGATGGGATGGTGCATTTCCTAAGGCTGTAGCTGCTGGTTCAACTCCTGCATCAACTGGTGGCGTTGGTTTAGGCGCGTGGATTAGTGTTGGTGACGCAGCATTTAGACAGGAAGCCAACAAAAAATTCAAATATTCAGTAAAATTATCAGATTATTCTACATTACAGGATGCAGTTACTGATGCCGTTGATGGATTGCTTATTGATATCAATTACAACTTCACAGATGGTGAGTCTGTAGATTTTGGTGGTAAGATTTTAACCATTAACTGTAAGGCTAAGTTTATTGGAGATGGGGCTTTAATCTTTAATAATATGGGGCCAGGCTCGGTAATTAATCAACCATTCATGGAGAGCAAGACTACTCCATGGGTCATTTTCCCGTGGGATGCTGATGGTAAATGGATTACAGATGCTGCCCTTGTTGCTGCAACGCTGAAGCAATCAAAGATTGAAGGCTATCAACCTGGGGTAAATGACTGGGTTAAATTCCCTGGATTAGAAGCATTACTCCCACAGAACGTTAAAGACCAACATATTGCAGCCACTCTAGATATTCGCAGTGCCAGCCGAGTAGAAATAAGAAATGCTGGTGGTCTTATGGCTGCTTACCTTTTCCGTAGTTGTCATCACTGCAAGGTAATTGATTCAGATAGCATCGTTGGTGGTAAAGATGGAATCATTACCTTTGAGAACCTTAGTGGTGATTGGGGATTAGGTAATTATGTTATTGGTGGACGTGTTCATTATGGTTCTGGTAGTGGTGTTCAGTTCCTGAGAAATAATGGTGGTGAATCCCACAATGGTGGAGTTATTGGTGTTACATCATGGCGAGCGGGTGAGTCTGGTTTCAAGACTTATCAGGGTTCCGTTGGTGGTGGTACTGCACGTAACTATAATCTACAGTTCAGGGATTCTGTTGCATTGTCTCCTGTTTGGGATGGTTTTGACTTGGGTTCTGACTCAGGTATGGCACCAGAACCGGATAGACCTGGGGATTTACCTGTATCTGAATACCCATTCCACCAACTGCCTAATAACCATTTGGTTGATAATATTCTTGTTATGAACTCACTTGGTGTTGGTTTAGGTATGGATGGTCGTGGTGGGTATGTTTCTAACGTTACCGTACAGGATTGTGCTGGTGCAGGTATGCTTGCACATACTTACAACCGTGTATTTTCTAACATTACAGTTATTGATTGTAACTACCTTAATTTTGATTCTGACCAAATTATCATTATAGGTGATTGTATTGTTAATGGGATTAGGGCTGCTGGGATTAAACCACAACCATCAAATGGTCTGGTTATCAGTGCACCAAACTCCACAATAAGTGGGTTGGTCGGTAATGTTCCTGCAGATAAAATTCTTGTTGGTAACTTACTTGACCCAGTATTAGGTCAGTCTAGAGTCATCGGGTTCAATAGTGATACTGCTGAGTTGGCTCTACGTATTAACAAGCTGTCAGCTACTCTGGATAGTGGTGCTTTACGTTCCCATCTGAACGGTTATGCTGGTTCTGGTTCAGCATGGACAGAAATTACCGCTATTGCGGGGTCCTTGCCTGATGCAGTGTCATTAAAAATAAACAGGGGCGATTATCGTGCTGTTGAGATACCGGTAGCGGTGACCGTCCTACCAGACAACGCTGTCAGGGATAACGGGGCTATATCACTGTATCTGGAAGGCGATAGCCTTAAGGCGTTAGTTAAGCGGGCCGATGGAAGCTATACAAGATTAACTTTGGCATAAATAGTAAAGGCCCCTAAAGGGGCCTTCTTTACATTACGCGGTACAAAGCGTACATAGTAAAAACACCGGCAGTAATAAGACCTGCTATGAAGCATTTTGCTCAAGTAGCGTACTTATTTCAGGTTCTCCATAATAAAGTCAAGTTGCGCATTAGCGGCGTCTCTTTGCTGTCGTATTTGGCTCTGATGGAGTATTGAGGTTGCTTGCTAAAAAAACCAGATGGAAGTTATGTAACATACTCACTTTAATTTTCATACATAACAAAAACCCCGCTTCGGCGGGGTTATTTTTATCATCAAAACGGAATGTCATCATCGAAGTCCATAGGAGGCTCATTGCCTCCTTGTGGGCTTTGTTGTTTTGGTTGCTGTTGTTGTCTCTGTGGTTGTTGGCCTGATTGCTGGCGTTGTTGCTTACCAGAATCATCTCGCTTACCACCAAGCATCTGCATAACTCCGCCAATCTGTGGAATGACAATCTCCGTTGTATATCGATCGACTCCGTTGCTGTCAGTCCATTTTCGAGTGCGCAGCTGGCCTTCGATATAAACCTGCGAGCCTTTGCGAAGGTATTCTCCTGCAACTTCCGCAAGTTTCCCGAAGATGACTACGCGATGCCATTCAGTTTGTTCCTTCTTTTCTCCTGTCTGCTTATCTTTCCACTGCTCAGATGTTGCAACGGAAAGGTTGGCAATTGCAGAGCCTGATGCTGAATATTTAACTTCAGGGTCGTTACCTAGAGTGCCGACAATAATTACCTTATTTACGCCGCGTGCCATTTATTAAAATCCTTCAATTGGGGTTGGTTTATGTTCGGTTTTGGCTTCTTCCTGCGGTTCTGGCTGTTGCGGTTGCGGTTTAGCCAGTTTGGCAGGGTTGAAATTATCCTGCGGAGTTATTACCACAGGAGATAATTGCTCATCATTGATGAAAGACTCAATGCGATCGTATTCTGCAGCCGAAGCAGCGAGAGACGGCCATATTGCGCGAATCTTATCTTTCAGGTTGTCAGGTATTGATTTTGCTTCTTCCTTCAAGCCTTCCATGCCTTTTGCGGCTGAAAGCTGAAGTCGTGAGCGCCATGATTCAAACTCTTCGTCAACTTTAACGCCAGAGTCCACCCATTTGATTAGTCCGCGACCGTGCGCCTCTCCAATATATCCATGCCGAACGCTTTCACGACCAGACTCAAAGAAGATTGGGCGTAGTTCTTCTGGTAATTTGGTGAACTCCTGAATCTTTCCTCCATCGTGCATCATCATGCTCACGGTCATTTCGAACATGAAATCTTTCTCGCACACTGGTTGCAAACCAAGTGATACAGGTTCCTTTGGATTTGCGAAGTCAGTTTTCTGGCGGGCGCGAAGGCAGACAATGATATGCATATTGCTTTGCAGCATGGCATTCATGAATTTCTTGTGTTCAGCTTTGGCACGTTTCCAGTCAGCCATCTTTTTTCCGTTAAGCAGTGGCTTTTCAGCAATCTCCGTGCAACTGCCTTCCCCTTCCCATTCGTGTGAGCCTGAATCAATAACGAGAACCTTAACGCCAGCAGCCTGAAATTCTTCAATTGCCTGACGGTAACGAGCAGGGCTGAATGGAGCATACATATCAGCGTGCAGGAATTTGCCATCAAGGATGTTTGAGTACAGGCGACCGCGACCGTTTTCAGTATCAAGGAATCCGATTTCTTCTGGTGAATCAACCATGCCTCGCGCCAGCTTAAGTGCGCTATATGTTTTTCCACTACCAGACTGACCTGAAATACCGATGACCACGCGAGAACCGGAACGCTCTGCTGGTTTAATATTTAGAATACCCATTTGCATCACCTCGTTAATTATAAATTAAACTGTTTCTTAAACCACTCAGGCGTTTCCATTTCTATGACAGGATTACCCATTGAATAACCCGGCCATGAATTGGCTTTTTTACACGCCTTGTAAATTTCCATAGCTCCGTGCAACTGAATTCGACCAATATGCAACTGCTCTTCAGTCAAACGAATCAAAGCAGGAATGAACGGCGCTTTCTTTTCCTGCACGAGAAGATTCACAGAGCGTGGAGCACAACCGTATGCCGCAACAAACATATCGTGTTGCATAGCCATTTTCATAAAGTAGCCAAGTCGCGCAGCATGACGGAAAAATTCATCAGGCTTGGCGCTAACCGCTGTTTTGTAGTCAATGATGTCACCACCTTTCGTAAGGCAGTCAAAGCGAACCTTTGCTTTTTCTCCGTTAAGTTCGCCGAGAATTGACACTTCAGCATAAGCTCCAGCAAGAAGGCTGCTGTAGTAGCTGTTTGCGTGGATTACAGCGCGCATTTGCTGAATGGCATCATAATCACCACCTTCCAGCATTTGCTTTCCCGCCGCGGCTTTTTCAGCTTCTTCACGGATAACATCGTAAATCTTCACTGGTTCGCCAGTTGCACGAATGATTTTGATCACCTCAGCTTTCGACTTCCCTGAAAGCCCTTTTATTCCGCGTTCTTTTGCCCATGAGTTCATATCGGCGGTAGTTACCAGCACAGTTGGTTTTCCATCTTTGTCTTTTGGAAAATCATCTACAACAGGTATGCGAGCATATTCAGCATCGAAACGCTCTGGTTCAAGCAGGGCTGTATGGCTTCCTGTTCCGAATACAAGAGCCTTTGATTGCTCATCTTCTTCGTCTTTGTAGCGCCATGCTGCGGGACATCTGTCGTAAATGTTCCACAATCCAGAACCATTAATGTGCTCGGTGTCGGCATGGTAAGACTCATTGCTTAACTCATTATTAAAATAGACTTTCATTTAATCACCACTGTATTCACGTAACGCTTCGACAATTTTCATTGCATCATCAAGCAATGAATAACCATCACTGACAACATAACCGCCATCATCAAGTTCGTTTAACTTAACAAGAAGATTGCGTAGCATTTCGCATTGCCAATCCGCATCAAAACCATCAGGAATCTCAATATCCATCTTCATCACCTCACTTGTCATTGTGTAATCGAATCTACATCAATCTACGTCATTCATCAAGTCCAAAATAGAAAAGTGTGGCTTTTTTTAGTTCATCAAGACCATAAGCGATGGCGGCATAATGACCAAGCCTGCACATCTCAGTTAACACAGAGGATTGCTCTTTACTTACTCTGCTTTTGCTTTTATCGCGACGCTTTGCTTCAATCATCCCGCAACTGTGATTCGCACCCGGCGTCATTATCACGTTGTCGCCTATTCCAGTCTTAACACCCATCTTCTGGCGCTTCAGCACAAACTGCACCCTGCTTGATGTGCCAGTTTCGTTTGGCACATGAAACCACAGAACATCAGGGAAGCGGTGTTGCATCCATGTGCCGTAACCCATCTGGTCAGTCTCTTCTTTCGGGCATTCTCCACGATAACCGCTATCAAATACCCATATACCGCTATCAAGCTGCTTCACTTTGCTCTCCTGCAAAATCTTTCCTGTGGATTATGTCTCTACCTTTGTCATTAATGCGATGCGTGATGCGTTTTGGCGCTTTAATCAATCCCGCATACATCATGAATTGCTTGGCGTTCTGGCATTTCAGGATTTTCCCAGCCATTGATTTGTCATCAAGGTGAGGAAATACCGCCTTTGCCTTGAACATGTTTTTCATGTGAGTTGCGCCGCCATAAGGGTAGAAAACTTCGTTAGCCCATCCCTCTTTGCCATCACAACGATTAATCCAGTAGCGATACAAAATACCTTCTCCATCCTTCGTTAACTGGACTTTGAAATCCATAACATCAGCCCACTCATTATCGGTATACGCACGCTCATTAAGTGCCGCATTCGGGTCGCGCAAAACGTGATCGCAATGTCGGCAATAACGCGCCGTAGGGTCGTTTTTAGTGCCGCAACCATCATCAAAAATACGAATCCCATGCTTATCGAAGCCGCAACGGATGTAACTGAAAAACTCTTCGCATCTACCATCTTGCGACAATGCATCTTTGCCAATGCAGCGTCGCGCATATGGGCTGTTCATTGTTCCGCATTTCGGGCACGGAACTTGCTCACCACTGCGTTTTGAACGTTGAGCTTCAGCTTCTTCCAGAATCGGGTCTTCATACAGCTGACCAAGCTCAAACATCGTGCCTGAGAAATCAAGAACCAGATGGTCTTCTTTATGATACCCGGCATCAATTTGCTCTTTCTTCAGCAGGCGCATTCCGCGACCAAGAAGCTGGACAAGGAGAGTTAGCGACATTATTTTTCGCAATATGCAGCTCGTATCCCATAACGGTATATTTACGCCAGTGGTAAGGGCGGCTATCTGGAATGTGAATTTTTTGCGCCCGGTGTATGCATCTTTTAGAGCCTTCCTTCTGGCTTTTGACCCCATATCTTCTGTAACTATTGAATAACTTCCTTCAGGCAAATATTTTGCCGCCTCCTGACAATGCTTCTTACCAGCACATGTAATTAGCACTCCGTTCCTGTTTTTAGTCAATTCCATAACCTTGAGCATGATTTTCTGCGTCAACGTACCTTGCTCAAGAATTTCTTTCTGCATCTGTTTGAGCTGCTCGGCGGTAAAGTCCTGAGTACCATCAACATCTGAACCATGAAAATCTGAAAGATCATAATGCAGACTATCAACATCATGAAGACCAAAAATTGTTGGCACAAGAAAACCGTTTTCAACCATGTACTTGGTATCTATGTTGATAATCTCTTTCTTCCAGAAAGCGCCTTTTATTGATGTGGTTCCGCGAAACGGTGAGCCTGTATAACCTATTATTCTCAACTCATGGCCGTGCTTATCTTTGCACCTTTTCATTAGCTCATTAATTATCACTGCATACTGCGTATCACCATCATTAACAACATCAATGTCATTAACCATATGATTTTCATCTATCAGCAGAAATCTCGGGCAAAAGTCAGAAAGCGCACCTTTTGCAATAACATTCCCTGACTCATCCTTTTTATCAAACAAAGCATTTACAACAGTACCCTCAGAACCACAGATTATTGGGTACGTAGAACTTTTCCTACCCAACGAAGCACTGAATAGTGAGTTTCTAACACCAAGCGCCCATAGCTCTTCCGCATCTTGCTCCACTATTTCGCCCTGTCTTGATAAAATCATCCCTGAATAGCCCATTTCCTGAAAACGCTTTGCTATCATGGCAATCATCAGTGACTTTCCGCTACCGACGCTTGCTGTTACATAGCTTGGACCAACATAATGGCGGATCACATCACCAGTTAACTTATATATCAACCACTGATATGGTCTTGGCTCGATATCACCAGTATCCAAGCAGGATTTCAGCAAGTTAATGTCAATCTCTGAAATCATTTTGTCTATCTTATGCATAACTCACCCTAAATTAATAAACTCTTTATGGTTAGCAACCATGAATTCACGAATCGCCTTTTCTGCTGATTCTATGGTGTCAAACAAACCAAGATGAACCCTCTTCTTGTTTATTGATGTCTGCGATCTCCATTTGTTGCACCTTTTATCGAAATGCACACCTTTTACACCAGATTTATTTGTTGATTTCTTTTTCATGTTGAACATGTTTTGTTGGTGACTAGAAATCCTAAGGTTGCAAATTCTATTGTCTGATTTATCACCATTTATATGGTCTATTTCATACCCATCTATATCTTCTCCATAAACATAAATCCATGCCATCCTGTGGGCTTTCCTTAGTTTTCCCAGTAGCGTGATGGTAATGTACCCTGCCTTATTCTTATGCCCAACAATCCTTCCTTTACGCCAGAGTGTTCCATGTGTTTTTGCAGCTGTAAAAACGCCAGTCTCAGGGTTATATTCAAGATATTCCATTATCTGTTTTTGAGTTATGAATTGGGTTTTTCTTCTGTCTGTGCTTGCGCAATCTGCACTTTCCTGAGCAACATTTTGCTTTTGCAGTTCCGATAAACTCATTTCCGCAAACCTCGCACTTCTTGACGGTGATAGCCATTTCTTATCCTCTATTGTAACGATTAATTGTTTCATTGCAAGTAACGATTGATTGTTTCATGTGAGTAAATTACAATGAATCTACATCATCGTCAACAGGAAGATTTTATGAAGTATGACTGGAAGGAAATAGAGCCTCTAATGAGAAATAACTGGCAGGCTGCCATCATGTCTATCGTCAATGTGGATAGCAGAGTTTTCAATGGCAAGCACCAGCCGTGCCCATCATGCCTTGGCAAAGACAGATATCGTTTTGATGATAACTTCAAAATAAAAGGCGACGGCGGAGCAATATGCAATCAGTGTGGTTCCGGCAGCGGAATCACCTGGCTAATGAAACTCTCCGGCATGAACTTCCCCGAAGCGCTGGAGGCTCTGGGAGGATTCCTGAATATGCACCCACGCGAAAAACTGGAGGCAATCAGGAAGGAGTTACCGAAGATAAATCATAATGACGACTTCATCACCGAGCAGGAAGTGGCTGCAATCATGTCTAAAACGACGCGTGTCGCGATGAATGAGTGGACATTGATAAATGGTATTGGTTGCGACATTAACGTCGTCAGAGGCAAATCTGGAGAGCTTATTGCGGTTGAGATGATGCGCGCTGACACAATGAAGCCGTGCAACGTGGCATTCATTGGCATGGATGGTGATTCATTCAGAGCGTTTTTCCGCGCAGGATACAACAAGGACTCAACCATCAACGGCAAACTCACTCGCGGCGCGATAAGTTCAATCGGAGAAGACAATGGAAAGTTCATTTACCTGGTATCTGATTATGCCGATGCGTGGAAGTGCCATTACTTCACTGGTGCTCATGTCTGGTGCTGCTGGTCACCGGAAAACATGTGGGAAGTGGTTCGTTCGGTTAGCGATGAAACGAAGGCGAGATTGCGCTGCATAGTTAATTATAAATTCGACGAACTGTGTGCCGCAGAAAATGCAGAACTTCCGGTGATGCTGCCTGATGATGCTGACACGATAAGGATGGCGAAGAGAATCAGGCGAAAAATTTATGATGCTGGGGAGTTGATAGAGAAAATGTCAGTTAGCAGATAAAAGAAACCCTCCATCTGGAGGGTTTTTGTTATTAGCATTTCATCTTGTCAATTTCATCGTCAATAATCTTTATTATCTCTCGCTTTGCATTCCTCCATGCATAAATGGCATCAAGCGAAGCTCTGTCTTTTGAATCACCGGTAGCTGTTGAATAAAGGATTATGTCTCCCATCTTACAAAATGTATCTATGTAAACAGCCCTAAAAAGACCATCGCCGCAGCTCCAGCACAAGCAATTATTTATTTTCTCGCAATCATTACCAATACTTAGAGTGTTAAACGTCTCAAGCCATCCACGGCGTTCACCAATGGAAATTGAGTAATCATAATCACCATATCCACAAGGAGATACTGAACACTCAAGAAGAAAAAGTCGATATTCATACAGCTTTAGAGCTATCGCCTTGTGAATAAGAAACTTGAGTTTTTTCTTGGCGCTCATCAAAACACACCCTCACTGCGTTTATGCTCAATTTCATCCCGTATACTAAGCCACAATTTCCTTGTGTTTTTTGCCGCATTGTCTTTTGTCTCACCGATTCCAGACGTGTGAATCTGATACTTTTTACCAGTATGATGTCCATCTATGCCAATCAAGACGCCTCTCCAACCATTGCCATGCACGTCTTTGAAGCAAAAAATACCGCTAATAACTTCAATGCCTTCTTGAGAGTCTCCATATGGGAAAAACAGATCATGAAACCAATCACAATCCGCAGCGCCCAATGTGAAATCAACTTTACCAGGACGAGTTTCTGTTGCATAACAGTTAACAACATTTTCATTAATCACTATATTCATCGCCAACCCCTCATTGCAGCCATATTCATGCCAATGCCATCAACAATTTGCGTGAATTTAACGCTCATTTTCGTTCCTTCAAATTTACTTGCGTCGTTAATCCAGTAACCGCAACCTACAGCATCAATTGCACGAGAGGCCATGAGAGATTGTATTACTGGAGTAACAAGAGTTTTTGCTCCATAGGAAAAATCTTCCCCATTAGACCTTGCTATTGCCTCAGCAAGAGCCTTGAGTGATTTTGTTTTAACAGCCCTCTGAACGAGAATAGACTGAGGCATCCTGTCATCCTTCGTTCTTCCAGAAAGGATATTCTCAATTCTATTTTTAATTTCATTCCATCTGGCCATTGTTCCGAGTTCTTCCTGGCTCTCGTTCACTTTTAGCATGCTCATAACGTCTGTCAGGCTTTCGCAAACAAAACAGAATGACCACATCAGCATTTCTTCTGTAATTACACCTTTATTCCCAGCAGAAAGTGCAGTCGCAACTTTTTCAACCTGCTCGAATGAACGGGCAATTACCGCGCCAAGAGAAACATCATTTACCAGCTCCTCAAATCTGTCATCAAGTGATTCGGCCAGCGCCTGCACAGCATCGTTTTCGTATCTTGCAACCTGTGGTGATGATTTTTCCACTGCCTTCATTTTATCTATTAGAGACTGTGGTGTTTTATGGCCATATTTGCGTAATTTCCTTGCGCGACCGTCTTTCCCTTTAATGAAGATTGCTCGACCAATCAAGCCTGTTCCGATATTTTCTGAACAAATAATGCTGGACAGCTTCTCTGGTGTTGAAAAGCACATCATTGAGAATATCGGGTCTTCGATACCCTGCTGAATTGGCCATAATATTTCACGCTCAAGCTGCTGCTCGCGCCTGCGGTATTCTGACTCTACAATCCCTTTATCCTTAACTTCAGCCTTCAGCTTCTTGAGTTCCTTCTCAAGCTGCTCTTTGGCGTTAACAGCATCAAGGTCTGAAAACTTCTTCAGCCTGTCGGAATAAACAGACAGAATTTCAGAACCAAGTTCAGCCATGTAAGCTGCGCCATTCTTCTGCGTCATTACACCAAACAATCCATGACATTCATCAATAATAAATGTCGCTACGCCATCATGATTTATCAGTGACCGACCGATATCTTTTGATGATGCAATGCGACCAAAGACATGCATACCCTTTTCGATATCTCTCGCCATGATTTTGAAATGGCTTTGTGATCTGTCCTTTCCTCCTGCTGAATCTGCGATACAGATAGTAAGAAGATTACCCTTCATGCCGCTTGGAGTTTTAATCTTTCCCTTGCTGGCAATAATCAGTTCATGAAGAGCAGCAACAGCCCTTAGTCTTGGTTGTTCACGAACCTCGCCAGCGGCAATGTCATCAGCAATTTCACCGGCAAGTCCAGGTGGTTTTGTGATGTCGTACCATCTGTCTTTGTTTATGTCAGCAGTCAGGTCATAAATGGTTTTTATCGACATTATGAAACCCTCTTGACAAAGACTTTCCCATCAATGGCTTTGCATGTGAATGATTTGCCTGTTGAATGCCCGTAAGCATGAGCGCGTCTCTGAATCCTTGTGTTGCTGTATTCACATTCTGATATGCAAACAATGTCCCCGATCTCCATCCTACTAAATGGCCATTTCGTTCTCTTCTTTGCATTTACAAAGTCAAATTGAGTTGCCATTGTTACCTTCATTCAAACCTCCTCTTGTTATCTCCTTGTATATTGCGCTTATCTCGTTTGCATGTCAATGCACAAGCAGATAGCAAGTGGTACGACCAGTTCGTCGGGATAAAAAAGTATAAAAAGGTATAAAATTTGGATAAGAGTTTTTACTACTAAGTATATGTATTTATTAATTATTATTATATATATATTAATATTTATCCGATTTATACCACTTTTCTCACCATCCTTTTTACTCCTCAAAAATCTATCTCAAAATTTTTATTTCTCTCTATTAGATTCTGGATAACGGATAATTGGATAAAAGTGAATTAAGACAATGATTATTAAAGACTTTTTTGTGATAAGTGCCAAAAATTGTCCGGATAAAAGTGATAAATGCACATGTTAAAAATCAATGACTTACAAAATTAATAACTGTTAGTGATCACTAACATCGATGTTTATTTTATCCATTGTATTGACGTAGAATAGCAACTGATGTAGATTGAATTCATCGAAACAAACGAGGGTGAAGATATGAAAATCAAAGACCGTGAAGAATTTGAAGATGCACAGGCTATGGCACGCATTGCAGTTGAGCACACAAACAACAGCATTCATGCAGAAGCATTCTGGAACGCAGCAATGCAGGCTTTAATCTCAGCGTATGGATTAAGTAAATGACAGGAGCAACATCATAGCTTATCGCCAGTCTGGTTATCGTGGCATTCATCATTATTGCAGTGGCAGTTTCTAAATCAGGCTATAAGGAGTGAAAATGAACAACTGGCATAACGAACACATCATGCAGTGGTATCGACGTCGCATTAAGTCAATCACTAACTCTTATGAGGTTTAACAAATGGCAAAGACTATCTATCGTCGCGAGAAGCTGGAACCAGAACTCGGTCGCGTTGGCGCGCAGAACTTTATGAGCAGGCAGGTGGAGCGAGCGGTGAAGTCTCCACGATGCTCGAAGGTATGTCGTGTATGGCACAGAGATGGAGATAAACGCGTTCTGGACCAGGTAATCATATCTGGACAGTCAAACTATCAGCTTTGATGTGTTTATTTAATTGTAAACGATTCAGCTATGTACATGGTGATGATATGAGTGAGTTGATTATCAAGAGTTGCCCGTTTTGCGGCGGTGAACCAAAAGTTAAGCTATGGCGTTCATCTGACCATGAAAGACCATACTTTCTCATTCGATGCTCATGCGGGGCGAGAATGACAAACTTCAGGGAGTCTGCAGAACAGGCAATCGTCGACTGGAATCGCAGAGTAGATGGTGCTTGATATGGCAAAAGTAAAAACATACGAGTTCTGGTTTGTACAGAACAAAATGTGTGCTAGCAAAGCAATCAGGCAAGTTAGCTGGTGGAATAAGTGGCTAATCCTCTCTGGCTGCATTGTGATGGCAAAGTGCAAATTCAAAGCGATTGACATCACAGATGAGGATGCGCTCAAAATCGCAAAGATTGAGTTTGAAGAAGATGGTTTTTACGAAGAGATTATGGGGGTTAGGGTATGAGTGAAGTTAAGCGTTATGACATTTCTGCTTTTGGTGGAATGTCTATGGATGAGTGTACCGATGGTGCTTATGTTAATTACGATGACTACGCGGAACTAGAAGCTAAATGCGCTTCTCTGGCTGCTGAGAATGCATGGATGAAAGCTGGAATACTGCAGGCCTCAGAAGATATGGAAGCACATCATAATGACCATGGCCTATTCAGCTATGACGCTGATGGCGAGCAAATGGACGCACTATTACGGCTTTGTGACGCTCAGGATTCAATAGCATCGCTGGAGAATACAAAAACCCCAGCTAACGATGATTTCCTGGCTGAAATTCGTGCGCAGGGGGTGGATTCAGCGATTAACAGAGTAATTGCAATGATGAACCATCAGCATCCTGTCACATCGAAGGTAATCGACATAATGCGTCTCCATGCCTACCAACTTCGCAAAGGAGTTGATCAAAAATGACGATCACAAAACAACGAGTAGAAGAAATCATATCGCGCATTGAAATGTATGGTCATGGTGCAGGGTATACAGCCGAAGAGGTTTATGACCTTGCTGTACTGGCACTGAATTTATCAAATATCGCAAAACTCAAGCGATACGAGCTTGATATGGGTGGTTGTGACTCGTGTGGTCAGGATTGCGGCGCGGACATGAGCGAAGACCCTGATGGTGAATTTGTCATGTTCGACGATGTTGTCAGCCTGGTTCAGTTTGACACCACCGCTCAGCAATTCGAAACCCTGGCTAAAAGTGAATAGCTACCAGTTCATATTAATCATCAGTGCGCTCTATGTGGCGCACGCTTTAGTGGAGGCATGTCAATGAATAATCACAAACTACGCCGATATACCACTGGCGCTAAAATCTTCCTTGCTGTTTATGTGCTGGCGCTGGTAGCAGCTATTGCAGGAGTGGTGCATTATGTTTAACGATATCAACGCAGCAATGGAATTCATGTGGAAACGATACTGAGACGGTATGATGACGTGTCACTACATGATGGTGCAGATCAGCAATCGCATTGAGGTTATGCCTTACAATGGAGTGCATGACATTAAGTGCATGTGCTCAACGAGGGATTTTGCAAATGCAAACAACTAAAGCGAAGGTTTGGCAACTGGCAAAGCAGCATGAGTTGGACGATTTCATAGCGAAAGTCGCAAAGACTTTCCCTGATGCGCTTGAAATCGTTCATGTGCAGACGCGAACGGAAAACTCATGGTGCTATGCTGGCAAGCGTGATAATCATGGTGTACAATAAGCACATAACCACCTTGCTTCACTCATATCATCACCCAAACTTTAACCCGCCTTGTGCGGGTTCTTTTTTATCTGTGTTAAACTAACGATATCGAAATACGAAAAGACGAAAACAGA